TCAAGGAAATCGAAGATGCTTTCATCATATCGTGGCGCATTTTCCTTAATAGATTCACCACGGGAAGTATAGTATTGAGGACCAGTTTCAGGCAAAGTTTCATTGTTCCAACCCACATTTGTATGCAGAGAGGAAATGTCTCCACCGTTAATCAGTTCCGATACTTTCTCCTTCGTATCGTAGAACTCACGGAGAACTTTACCATTGAAAGAAGGATAACCATCCCAATGGCAGTAGACAGAAAGAACAGAGTCGTCTTTAAGTTGGATACCGATGCGAGAACGAGTGCCCATAATAGAGAAATGTGTGTGAGAGGTATCGAATGTTTGTGTGCCTTTACAATCACGTCATGTCCCCGCTTCTAAGTCGGGGTAGTGATCAACCTCTCTGTGTGTTGTCTCGGGTCTCCCCTCGACTCCTTTAATATCGCACAAAAAAAGCACCCCGTCAAGAGTGCTGTGACAGTTGTCTAACTGTCCATGTTTTGATAGTAAGTGCTCTCACACTTGTAGTAAATTCGTAATTGAATGAACTTTGGATCTTTGTATTCAGTTTGTTTTGGTTTGCAGTATTGTCTATAAGGATTACGGTGGATTAAAATGTGATCGTATTTGTTTGGAGTCATAAACTACCTAAAGGCAGTTTATATATCACATCAATCGTCGTAAATTAAACACTCAGGTTCTGATGGATTTTGATCACAATAAAGTTCTAAGAAAGATGGATCATGATGATCACCACTCTCAATTTCCTCTTTGTGATGCTCTGCATACTCTTCTAAGTCATGCAGTTCTCCTTCAATATGACGGCGCATTTGTGGAGATACTGTAGGATCATGAAGGATTTCCTTATCCTTTTCAATGTGTTTTTCTATACTTTCCATTTACAAATTCTGTAAAGCGATGTTACTATTTAGAACTCAATCCTCTAAAGGACCACCTGTTCTCCAGTGTTTACCGGCACCTTTTAAGCGAGAAACCAATTCTTCAGCAAACGCTTCCATCTTTTCAGGATGAATTTGCTGTATTCCTGCATCTTTCACAGCATTTTCAATACTAGAGACTTCATTTTTATTGAGTTTAGGTGCTTTGGATGGCAGTGTCATGGGTTTCTCCTGTTTTCGGTATTTTAGGGTATCCACACAAAATAATTAGATATTTAAGGTTTTCTTTGGGATTGAGTTATGGGAGTCAGGGGTTCAATAGAGTCCATTTCATTCCAAATGGTTTCAAAATCATCCTGAGTCCAAGTTTCGTATGCTTCTAAATCACTCCAAAAATCTTCCCAATCTTTGGCGGAATCAGTCACATCTTTGATTGCCATCAAAATCCTCCATAAGTGCCTGCTCTAGTATAGACTCGATTTCTTTGGATGTCATCCCATTCAAAAAATTCCACTGCGGATCTTCTTTGTCCCATTCAAGGGTGAACGTACCGTCTTCATTTTGATTTACTTTTAGACTGTCAACACTCATCTTTCTTAAACTGTTTACGACATTTTTTTAGTTCTTTAAGTTCATTCTTAATCATTTGATAGGAGTCCTCTGGAGAGATTTTTCTTCCCATTTCCATGGCAATTACAAACTCAACTCTCGTTCCAAAATGTTTAAGTGCTTCTTCAAAACAATTAAGTTCCTCATACATCAGAGATCTACCCTAGAACCGCTACCATTTATCACACGAACACTGTCCTGCGGCCAACCTTCCTGTTCACATTTAAGGTGCCATCGTGTCATCTTAATGACATTATCTCTAACGGCACCTGTCAACATTTGACGACCTTTAACTGTCATTGAAGAAAATAGTCCGAATCTTGTCTCCCAAACATAGAAACAATCGTCAAACAATTCTGCACCGTCAGGTACAATTACTTCATCAGTCGCTGTCTGAATCATCACTAACCTCTGGTTCTGGTTCTGGAAGTGTAACACCAATTTGTGTCAGATATTCAATAGCACCAGTTACTTTGTAAAGTGTTTCTCTTATGCGCTCTAAAGATCTAGCAAGTTCTTCTCTTTGCTTGAGAAGATTACTAAGGTGTTCTTGTTGTTCAGTCATCGTTATTCTCCTCTTTTTTGTTAAATCCGAATGGACCTTCTTTGTCATCTAAAGCAAGTTTGAGTGCAACACTACCAACTGCTTCCATCACTTTCAGAATGTCTTCTGTCTTAGCATTTTCGCCAAGTTCTTTTGCGATGTACCAATACTTAGGCCAAAAAGTTTCTCCTGCTTTTTGATAATCTTCAAGTGTCAGTAGTTTCATTTTTCTGTAGAATCAGTTGTAGGTCTCTGTTTTGGTCTCTTTAACTCAGGATGTGGAGCATACAATGGTCCTTGATAATTTCCTGCAAATACAGGTTTATTAAGTTTTTTGAGTGCTTCAACAAGTTCTGGAGTTTCATCCCACTCAAAAGTGTCACCACTTTTATTAGTAAATTTTTTGGTAGTCATGATACACTGTTTCTAGCATTTTTTAGTGTGGTAAGCAAGTGCATGTTACCATGAAAGTATCCTAGCACAACAACACTGAATGTGACAAGTAAAACAAATACAAATGATATTACATTTGCCCACGGTGTTTTATCGTCAAGCATTGAATCGTGAATACAAGTCGTCTAATTTTTTATATTCATCCAGAGATGCAACCATTTTGTCATTCAGGATGTCCATAATATCTGTGTAGATAGTGTCTACCTCCACATAATCATCAAAATACGCATCTAAAGCCTCTTTTAGGTATCTTTTACGATGCCATTCAGGCGAATAAGGTTTGTAGTCCATGATGCAATTTTAGTATGATGTAGTATAGCACTATCTATTCTTTGGGTCAAGTCCCATATCTTCAAGATACTCTATCCACCAGTCCTGATCCTTAATATATCTCCAATTAGGAACAGGTAAATTATTTTCTACCACGTAATACTGATAGAGTGCATCATCTATAATCTGTGCGACTTGTAAATTCTTCTTCCTCCTCGTCAACGTCTGCATATGGGTTTTCCACATATGGTCCGTGTGGTTTTTTGGATTCTGCTCTGACATAGTTCTTTTCGTCGTTGACAGCCGCAATCCATAATGAAAGTTTCATTACTATCCAAATTACTGCAATAGGAGAAAAACAAGCAATAAGGATTACAGGGTTCATAGTAGATTATTCTCTTGAAAGTAGTGTAAAGTATCTTTTAATCCACCAATATGTTTATATCCAATAGCAACTTGTGGATATTCTGCTTCTTCACCAAATTCTGATACAAATGATCTCTCTGTAAAATGATTACCAAGTTTGTATTCTTGAATTTGAACTTTGAGTGTTTCTAAAAGCGTCTTAGCACGTTCACACTCTTGATTTCCATTTGAATATAAAACTATTGGTCCCATTAGGTGTTCTCCTTGTATTCGATTACAATTTTATTACTTAATTCACCAGATTGTTCATAGATATTCCAGTGAGTTAGTTTTCCACCAAGCAATTTTGCCGCATTTTTTAGAAGTTGATTAGCAATAGTTTTGTCAGTTACTTTAATCACGTTGTCTCCAATCATCAGGTTTGTCACGTTGAAACCAATCAACTATTTCATCAGCACCATCAAACCCCATTTTATGATTGGACGGGTCGGGGTCACCTAATCCCATCCTATTCATAAAATCATCCATGCTACCTTCCTGAATATCAGGATTTGCAGCAGCTCGACGTGCCTTCCTTAACCACTCACGAGCGGTAGTATTTGCTTTGGACAACTTCTCTGCCCAGATCATGTCTTCAAGTTTTACCTCTTCATCATTAGCAATACGTTTGCAAATAAACTCCAACCGAAGTCGGTATTGTGTAGATAACATTAGTTTGACACAATCTACAGATATTTATCCAAACTCCTGATTTCTTTTAGTATCAAGATATTCAATAATTTCAGTTCGCCACTCCATCAATTCGTTGTAACATTCCTGATTGTGAGCGCACTGACGGAGTTGATGATCTGGTTTCAGTACACTTTCATAAAAGAGACCAAGAGCATCACGACGTTTTTCGCTTTTTCCGGACATTAGAACTCCTTGATTTACGTTTCTTTGTTTTGAGTTGGTTGTTAATGAAGTCAACTGCTTGATTGTATGTATTGAGAGTTGTAACTTGGGTTCCTTGGTGAATAATAACATATTTTTTACTATTACCAAGGGGAATGGCAGCCCACATACCATCATTAGTAACGTAACCTAATGGATTTTTAGGTTTTGGGTCAAGAATGGATGGAAAGGGGATGAATGGTTTTAGAAATTTGCTCAAAATACTGCGGTCACACTAATTACAGTGGCACCAGGATTTCGTGCTAATGCCACTTCTTTGGCATCTTCATAGTCATTTGCAATAACGATTTCGTCAAAGACTTTGCCGACTTTGAACAGTTGAACTCGAACTTTCATGATTAGCGACGGATAGTAGAAATGGCGGGTTGACCCTGTTCAAATACAGTGTCTACCACTGTCTGAACGGACCTGGCGGTGCCTATGCCCACTTTATCATAGACAGGCACACAAACCAAGCCAAAGGTCTTGTGACGGTTTCCTAAGCGGATCACACGTCCAATAGACTGACTGATACCGATGTAGTCCATGTTACGCATAAACAGAACTGCTTCCAGTCCCTTGACGTTGATACCTTCAGAAAGGATACTATGGTGCATGACAACAAAACGAGTGTCATCAGTGCCCCACTGGTTCAGAGTTTTGAAGAACTCTTCACGGGACACTTTCTTACCGTTGATGATAGCACCAGTCTTGCTAGTGATATACATCCAGTTGTATCCACGTTGTTGCAACTCATAGCAGAAGTCGGACTGTGAAACAAGACGCACAATCTGTTTGGTAGAACGTGCAGCAATCAGAATCTTATTGAGCGAGTTTGCATCAATAGTATCCAAAAGGTTTCTCTCATCAGACTGCTTGAAATCACCCTGAGGTAATTCCTGAACCACAACCTTTGGAGGAAGAATATAACCTTCCTCAACCAGTTTAGGTGCAGGAACACTACAAATTACTTGACCATAAACCTCAGCATCATTCATTCCTGGTTTGAAGATGGTAAGAGAATGCTTAGGAGTAGCAGTAAAAAAGTAGCAACGATCAGCATCGTGAGAGAAATGTTCTGTAGCAGGGAAGAAGTTGCGTTGCACACTATTGTGTGCCTCATCAAAGTAAATGGTGTTCACCTCAATATCTGCTTCTTTGATACGATGCAAAGAATGATATGTGGTAAAGATGATGCAATTTTCACCTGCTGTGCGAGCAACATTAGCAAACAAGTGAATTTTTTCAGGATTGGTAGTGTGAAAATACTCAACATCACCACTATGAACGTGCATAATGTGAGTGTAAGTATCTGACAACACTTCAAGGAACTCTTTACAGAGTTGTTCTGCCAGCAGAATACGAGGAGCAACTACAACAATAGTTCTGCCATCAAGAAGATCAATACGGGCATCTTCAATCATGCACATAGTCTTGCCACCACCAGTAGGGATGATGACCTGACCTTTGTCATGCTGTCGCATGGCATCTAATGCTTTGCTTTGGTGAGGACGAAGGGTGACAGTCATTGGGTTTGGTGTCTTGCAGTTATTATAACACGTCTCTACCGATGAACCCTATTGTGTTTTAAGCTCATGATGTTCCCATCAACCGCGACAAGGCACAGTCTAAAGTCTTTTGGGGATTTTGTCAAGGGTGCTTGCTTCCAAAGAAAGATGTGATAGAATATCTACCATGCCCTTCAAAGTAATCAGAGTCTTCTATTGACACCTCACTCACACCATGTTCTACCCAACCAGGCATCATGATTAAAGAATTGTTGGGACAACCAAAACTGTAATTGTATTTTGGAAAGATCAATTCACCACCATTAAAGACTTTTGGTTCTTTGTGAAAGTACGAAAATGCTAAAAATTGCATTGACTTGTCAGTATGTGGTTCATAGTATTCACCATTATGATAGTATCTGACTTTGGTGCAGTCCCAATTAGAATCTTTAGCAATAGAGCAGCAATCGTGTATATCAGAGAATAATTTCAGAACAGTGCTATCAAACACTTTCCTGTTGACAGTTAGAATGTTTGACAATTTTCTATGTTCACCTGAATAGATGTCATCTAGTACCAACGCATGTGAATTAGTTTTATCAACTACTCCACCAAAATCCTTTGCTTCTAAAAATTTTCCAGGTCTAGTATAAAAATCTAGTTCTTCCCAAATCAAATCTAGTTCATGTCTATTGTAAAAATTATGAAAAATTACATGCGGGAATGGTTCAGAAAATACTTCGGCTTCGATATTTTCCATCATAATCTAGTAAATAAACCAAGACATCCACCATCTAGTTGAATATCATATTCTTTAGTTTCTAGTTTTGCATAGTCCCATCTACTTAATTTTTTTCCATTTACAATAGGATTACCATCAAAACATATCAACCAACTCATATCATCGCCAGTAAAAGATTCTGCAACTAATCTTCCATCCCAATCATGTTCTGGTTTTAACGGATTAAATCCAACAATATGAAAGTCTTCTGATCCGTAATAAATCCTCTGTTTGTAGAGATATTCTTTTGTGTTTACTAATACATAAGGTCCATCCTCAAGATACTCTGACTCATATGGAGAACCCAATTTGCCACTACCTTTCAATAAAATGTGGTAAATGGTGTAATTATCGGGATACCCATCTAAAAAGTAATCACCAGCGTCACCAATTTCAGAGCATATTGTAAACTCCTCACACCTTTTAAAAAATCTTTTTATAGTCACAAATCAATCCTCTTCATTTTAATAGGATATTTGGGTCTGGAAAAATACTTACCCTCTACAACTTTACCCACCAGATCTTTCAAGTTAAATTCATCATCAGAAATACATTTTGAAGCATTAAATGGATTTGTTGTTCGTTTATTTATTTGTTTCTCAACAATTTTCAATCCATGATTTCTGACTAGAGAGTCTGAGAAAAAATCTGAATCAGTCATATCTAAGTAATCACAATTTATTGAATATGCTTTGTAATTGTCAATTGGAATGGTTGACTTTTCATCGCAAAATTTTACTTCAATCATATTTTCATCAGGATAGTATGCGACTATTTTAAATATTATTTTCATAAGTTTTAGATACAAAAATTCTGCTCCAAGGATTGACCATCATGGATATTCGTTCACCTGTAAATTCCTCTACATTATGTAGAATACCTGGTGCAAATATCACCATCCTATTTGTTTTTGGTGATACCTTATCATCACCTAACAATAACTCTCCACCTTTCATGTTATAAACATGTGGATAATATATTATCGAACATAGTGGATAACTTAGTATTTTCTGCTCATCATATAACCTTTCATCTTTATCATGATGCCAACCACTGACACATGTGTTTAAGCGAGTCCAAAATTCATAACCAACAAAAGATGATAGATCG